ATGCGGCCGGACGCGGCGTGAAGTTTGATGACTTCCGCCCGGACCTCATCATCTTTGACGACATTGATGAGCGGCTGGATTCCCCCGAGACGATCCGCCGCAAGATCACCACGCTGACGGAGACGCTGCTGCCCACTGGGTCTCCAGAGTGCGCCATCCTCGTCATCCAGAATCGTGTCCATGTGGACAGCATCGTCTCCCAGATCGCTGACCGCAAGGCAGACTTCCTCCACGGCATCGTTGTGCATCAGGAGCCTGCGGTGGAGGGGCTGAAGATCGAAGGTGCACTGTCCGCCACCGGCGAGCGCTCTTATAAGATTGTGGAGGGACGGCCCACATGGGTGGGCCAAGACCTCGTGACATGTGAGCGCCAGATCAATCAGTGGGGGCGCTCTGCCTTCGAGCGCGAGGCACAGCACGAGACCTCGCAAGTGGATGGCGGGCTCTGGAGCCGTGAGCGTGACATTGATCCCTTCCGAGTCGCCAAGGCTCCTCCCCTCAAGCGTATTGCGGTTGCGGTTGATCCCAATGCGGAAGGTGGCGAGGGGAATGACCCGGCTGGTATCATGGTCATTGGGCTCGGGCACTCGGATGGGAATGGCGGACCGCTCCATGGGTATCTCCTCGAAGATGCGACGGTGGATGGCGGACCGCTCCAGTGGGCGAAAGAATCCGTGGCAGCATATCATCGCTGGCAGGCGAACGTCTTGGTGGCAGAGAAGAACAACGGCGGGAAGATGGTTGAGATCACCATCATGACGGTGCCCAAGGCTCCGCATGTGAAGCTGGTGAGCGCGTCCCGGGGGAAGATCACCCGCGCCGAGCCGGTGCAGAAGCTCGCAGAGGAGGGCAAGCTCCATCATGTCGGTGTCTTTGTCCAACTGGAGAAGGAACTCTGCGGATGGCGCCCCGGCGATCCGAGCCCCAACCGACTCGATGCCTTTGTGTGGGGTGTGACAGAGCTGATGCTGGAAGAAAAGAAGCGCCTTGAGCCGTGGTTCCCGGGATACAAGCCGAAGCCTCGAATGGCGGTGACGCAATGAGCAGCCGGATCAAACGCCTGCTGGCGCCTCTTGTAGGCGGCAAGGCGAACGGGAATGGCCATGCGCCTCCTGTCGAGGTCAAGGAGTATCCCGCGAGCGGGGTCACATTCGTTGGCGGGGCTGGCGCCTTCACCAATCGCTCCATCAACTGGCTCGAAGGCTTTGGCGTCAACCCGGATGCGGAGGAGCTAGGACGCACGGCCGCATTCGTCACCGCAGCCTACTGCTGGACGGCGATGATGTGGCGGATGCAACGCGCTGCGGAGCCGCCGCTGATGATTGTGAAGGAGACGGAAGACGGCGAGGAGTGGCAGCCCAATCATCACTTGGTGGAACTCTTCGACACACCGCGCCCCGATCTGGAGATGTCTGAGATCATCAGCCGGACCGTAGGCTATCAGGACATCACTGGTGGTGCGTTGTGGAAGCTCGACCGGGATGTGCTCGCCCGTCGCCGGCAGATTACTCCCTTCAGCGCCTCCGAGTTCCGGAGCGAGAAGAAGGATGGACTGATCTATGGTGCGTATGAAATCCTGACGGGTGGCCGATGGAAGCCGGTGGAGATAGAGGATGTGATTCACTTCCGGGAGCCGAATGTTTTGAGCTGGCGTGACTGTACCTCGCGAGTCGATGTGGCGCTGATCCACCTCAACCTCGGGCATACGGTCTCGCGCATCACGCGCCGGTATCTTCTGCGGGCCATGTTCCCGGGCGGCATCATCAGCCCTGATCCCGAGTGGCACCCCTCGGATGACGAATGGGATGCATGGAAGCAGACCATTGAGGCGTGGCACGGTGGCCCCTCGAATGCGGGCGCACCGCTCACGCTCCAAGGTGGCACGACGTTCTCCCGGACCGCGAGCGGCATGGCAGACCTCCTTCCCTCGCCGGTGTTGGATCGTGTCGAGGCCACGGTGGGCTCCGTCTTCGGGGTGCCGCCTGTCGTCATGGGCTGGCTCACCGGGCTCCAGAACTCGCCGTGGTCCCAGATGGCGGAAGCGCGGCGCCAAGCCATTGAGGATACCGTCCAGCCGATCTGGTCCATGATTGAGAAGCGGCTCACACGCGGCTTGCTCACGCGTGAGGAGCGAGCGGATGGACTGCTGGTGCGCTTCGATCTGACGCAGGTGCGAGCGCTCTCAGCGGATGAGGAGCGTCAGGCGCGCATCAGCCAGACGAATGCCGACACATGGACCGTGAATGAGCGGCGGATCGCGACGGGCATGGAGCCGTTGGCTGCGGACGATCCGCGAGGCGAGCTGATCACCGGCATTGTTTCCTTCCCGGAGCCGGGGCTGTCACTCGGGAATGGTGAGGACGATCCGGAAGCGAGAGCCACTGACTCAGCCGATGCCGCAGAGACTGGCGATGTGGCAGCCACCGCGCTCAACGGGGCACAGGTTGCTGCCCTCGTGGAGATAGTCTCGCAGGTCTCGCAAGGTCTCATCCCGGCAACCTCTGCGGCCGCGATTGTGCGCGCCTCCTTCCCGCTCCTCACTGATGAGCAAGTGGCGGACATCTTCGATGATGTCGAGGAAGGCAGTGCTGTTCCCGCAGAAGGTGACGCTGCCAAAAGCGGGGAACTCTGTAATGCTCATCGCGCCAACAAGCAACTCTCCAGTGATGCCCGGGACCTCCTCTGGCTCATGTTCGATCTGCACACCAAGGCCAATGAGCCCGGGTGGGAGCGCGGGATTGCTGCGGAGCTGAATCAGTATCGCCGGGAGATGATCGCAGCGGCTCGCGCCAACATCAAGGAAGATGCGACGGATGTGGAGCGCAAGGCGCTGCTGAGCGAACTCAGCGAGGACATCAAAGCCGAGCGCGTCCCGGGCTGGATCAATCGCACCATCAGCAAACGCAAGCCGCAGTTCATCGCCAAGGTCTATCCCCTCCTCACCAAGACGGGCGGCACCGGTGTGCGTCGTCTCGCGGCGCGTCTCCGGTTGAGCTTCAGTGTGCTGGAGCCCGGGCTCCTGAAATACTCGCGCCGGGAGGCGGCATTCCTCGCGGAGGTCATGGGCAAGACAACGGGACGCGCTGTGGCCCGTGCGGTGCAGGAAGGTCTCGAAGCGGGTGAGACCATTGGCGATCTGGTGAAGCGTCTGACGGACCTCCCAGCCTTCAACCGGGAGCGAGCGAAGCTGGTGGCCCGGAGCGAGACGACACGCGCATGGAATGGCGCACAGCGCACCAGCATGAGCGAGTATCAGAAGCGCTCGGGGAACAAAGTGTTCAAGTCGTGGCTCAGCGCCCGGGATGATCGGGTCCGGGATGAGCATGTGGCGCTGGACGACGGCACAGAGATTCCAATTGACAGCGCCTTCGACAACGGGCTCACGGAGCCGGGCGAGCCCAACTGTCGCTGCTCGCTGACGTATCGTGTCGCAGATGATGAAGAAGGCGATGTGGAGATTGAAGAGCCATCCGAGGAAACTGAATAATATAGGAACCAGAAAGGTTACACTATGGGCACTGATGTTATTCTGAAATGGTTTCTATGGTATGGGGTGATGTATGGCCCCGGCATGGAAGCGGAACTAGAGGCTGCGGCGAGCGCGGCGCAGATTCAACGCTTGCGGGATGTGGGATGTGTTGGACCTGAGTCTGCTGATCCAGTTGTTGGTGCAGTGCCTACGCTTGCGCAAGTGCTCGAAATGGGGGCGAGCGCAGGGGGTACTCCAATTACCAATCTCCCGGTCCCTACGGTTGGCGGCCATGCTGCCAATAAGACGTATGTGGATACGGAGGTTGCGGCTCTCGATGGGCGCGTTGATGCGCTCGAAGCTGTCCCAGATAGCGGCATCACCCAGCTGACCGGGGATGTCACGACGGCTTCTGGGAGCGGAGCACAAGCCGCAACTATTGCAGACGGGTCTGTGTCCTTTGCCAAGATGCAGGCTGTGTCAGCTGATGTCCTCCTCGGGAATGATGGCGCCGGGACTGCCGTGCAAGAGATCCCCTGCACAGCAGCAGGCCGGGCGCTGTTGGATGATGTGGACGCGGCGGCACAACGAGTAACCCTGAGTGCGGCATCCGCAGCAGAAGTCGCCGCAGCACAAGCCACGGCAGATGCCGCAGCAGTTACTGCGGCAGATGAAACCTTGCTCGCAGCGATTGAACGGGCCAAGCTCGCCTCGCTGATTGCTGCTCTTGCCGGCGACTGTGTGCTCTCAGGAGGCGTAGTCACAGCGCAAGGTTCCCCGGATGGTACAGTGGCCATGGCGAAAGCTGGGACGCTGACGAATGGCATTCTGAAGGCTGTGGCTGCTGCGAATGTCACAGTGGGTAACGGCCACGCCACGCTCGGGCGGCTCGACCTGATTGTGACGGATTCTGCTGGCGCGAAGCAATGTCGAGCCGGAACTGCCGCACTGCATCCCGTTCCGCCAACCAAGTCAGCCAATGATGTGATCCATGCCGTGGTCTATCGGGCGCCAGCATCAACGACAGTGGTCGCAGGTGATATCACGGATGTGCGCACAATCCGGAATGGACCTGTTGTTGTTAGCAAGGTTGTCGCATCACTCACACATAATACAACTTCTGCGCTGCAGACCTTCTTCAGCTTGACTATTCCAGATGGACTCTTCCTCATTGGGCGCACGCTCTATCTGCGTATGGTGGGGACGAATAAAATGAATTCCGGCTCCCCGATGATCTATTGCAAGATCACCTATGGGGGCACAACAATATTTGAGGATACCTCCGCAGCATTTACAGCGTCGGCTGTCCGGCGGCCGTGGTGGATAGACTTCTGGCTCCACGCTCAGGGCAGCGCTGTGCAGAAGGGTGATGGTTTGACATACCTTGGGCGCAGCGCGGCGCCAACTGCTCCGGCAACAGGCATCGGGGATTTCGATGCGGTTGGATTGGGAGGCGGGACTTTTGGCTCAGCAGCAGTCAATGCTGATGCTGCGGATCGTACCCTGACTGTTCAGCTCCAAATGAGTGTTAGCCACATTGATGATGAAATCACGATGGATTGGGCAGAGGCTGTGCTGTCATAAAAGGGAGAGACGGAGTGAAGAAGCGCCGCGAGTGGAATCAGCGGGGCCGGATTGATCCGCCATTGGTGCGCCGGTGTACGACGCTCCCGGACGGACACAAGTGGGTAGTGAAGCCGACACCAGTGATTGATCTACTGGACATGCCGTCAGCGGATCGCGCTGTCTTAATAGGGATCATCACCGCGCAGTTGAAGCGGCGCAAGCGTCGTCCACCTCAGCAGTAGGAGTCTGTGCCCATGTTGATTCAAACCAAGTCGGCTGCGGTCGCGGCTTCGCGCATTGAGCGGAAGGTGGAGCACCTGATGCGCCCCTTCGAGATCAAGAGCTTTGATGAGACGCGCCGGACCTTCACTGGTCTGGCGGCGGCCTTCACGCTTGATCAGGGAGGCGACATCATTCTCCCCGGAGCCTTCAAGCGCACGCTCTCCGATTGGAAGCGGACCAAGGGCAACCGGATCATCTACCTCATTGACAGCCACAATTACTTCTCGGTGCGCAATGTCGTGGGGAAGATGACGGAGGCGGAAGAGAATGCGGAGGGGCTGAGCACAGAGCAACAGGTCCTCAATTCTCCGGACGGCGAGGAGGTCTGGCAGCGCGTGATTGGCGGTTACATCAACGCCATGAGCATTGGCTTCCAGACCATTGAGCAGCGGGTGGCGACGGAAGCGGAGCAGCGCACCGGCATCTTCCGCTATCTGAAAGAAATCCGGCTCAAGGAAAACAGTCTGGTGATCTGGCCCATGAATGAGAATGCCCGGCTGGATGCCATCAAGGGGATTCTCGATGCGGCGAAGGATCGGCCCCTGACGGAAGAAGAGTTGGAAGAAGTCAAGACCATTCATCTCCAGTTGTCTGCGCTGTTGTCGTTGCCGTCTCCCGGTGCTGGCGCCCCTGCCTCAGAGGAAGTCGTGCCCCAGAGCACGACGCAGGAAGACTCTGCGCAGGCTCCTCCCGCTCAGGTGACGGATGCGATGGCACTCGCACCCGATGACCCGCGACGGCTCGCAATGGAAGAGACGTTGCGCAGTCTCACCCTCCACTCCCTCAGCACCTCACAACGGTAGGTGCGCCGGACTGGAGTCACGCTCGACTGAGGAACTACGGACATGAAGGAGTTGCGCAAAAAGCTCGCTGCCCTGCTGATGGAACTGAAGAAGATTCAGGACGATCACAAGGGCATCGCCATGCCGGAAGCCGTCGCGAAGCGGCACGATGACATCGTGACGGAAGCCAAGGGCATGCAGGATGATCTGGACCGGCGCGAAGCCGGTGTGGCCACGATGGAGCGCAGCAAGAAGGTGATGGACCCGTCACTGCCGGATGATGACCAGCCCGCTGATGAAGGCAAGTCAGCGACGGCGCAGCTGGAAGCCAAGCGGCAGAAGATCGTCGGCTATGTCACGCTCGGCGCTTTCGTCACGGCGCAGAAGGCGCTCGACAACTTCCGGCGTCTCGGCATGCCCAACAGCCAGTTCAAGCTGGTGGATGTGCCGGACCTCCACCGCAAGATGATCGGCCTCAATGCCGAGCAGCTGGCGGAGTTCAAAGCTGTGCCCACGCTCGGGGATGGTGTGATTGAGCCCGAGCGCCTGCCGGACATCGTGCGGGTGGCGGAGCAGGATCGGCTCCGGCTGCGTGATGTGCTCAACGTCTCGCAGACCACCAGCGATGCCGTGAAGTACACGCGCATCGTCGGCTTCACTCGCGCTGCGGCATCCGTCACCACCGGTGAGCCGAAGCCGCAAGCCGCGCTGGAGCTGGATTCCCGGACCGCGCCAGTGAGCACCATCGCCGTCTGGATTCCGGTGCAGAACCAGCAGATGGAGGACCTGCCGGCGCTCCAGAACATCATCAACACCGAACTCCTCTATGACCTCGGGAAGCACGAGGAAGAGCTGATCATGTACGGCTCCGGCTCGGGCGAGGAGTTCTTGGGCATCCTGAATGACCCGGATGTCCTCACGGCGCGGAATCAGGGAGGTGATACGCTCATCGATGTCACCCGGCGTGCGATCACTGATGTCATCCTCGCGGGCTATCAGCCCAATGCGGTCCTTGTGGACCCGCTGGATTGGGAGTCCATCGTCCTGCTCAAGGGGAGCGATCTGCGGTACATCGTGCAGGTCCTCGTCTCGGATGAGGGAGCGCCCCGTCTCTGGGGTGTGCCGGTGATCGAGTCAGTGGCCATGCGCGATTTTGCCGGGGCCAATCCGGAGGAGCGCAATCTCCTCGTGGGTGACTTCATCCGGGGCGCCACGCTCTGGGACCGGCAGCGTGCGGCGATCAGCGTGGGATGGATCAATGACCAGTTCATCCGGAACCAGCGCACCCTGCTGGCGGAAGAGCGGGCTGCGTTCGCCGTCCGGCGTCCGCTGGCCTTCCGGAAGTATGTCACGCAGGTTGCCAGCGCGAGCTAAGCAACCGGGGTTGGGTGGCTCCCTTCGCAAAAGCCACCATGTAGGTTTCCTTGTCCCGGGAGGTTGTGGCGTGGAACTGAACATCCTCATCTCTCTCGCTGGCATCATTGGCGCTGGCTTTTCCTCCTACTATGGGGTGCGCATCGCCCAAGCGGAGATTCGCCGGGACATCGCACATCATCAGGATCGGATTGATGATCACCATCAGCGAATTAATCGGCTGGAGCAGCCTTACTTTCGCCGGGCCGGAGACCCGCATCCGTGAAGCCGGTCCGCATCCTCGTGCTCCCCGGCATCGGGGACATCTACTGGGTTGCTGTGGCACTCGAAGACTGGTGCGCCCAGCGCGGGCTGGGGCCCATCAGTTTGAGCGTCTGGGATTTTGACGGACGGCGACGGGGGAAGGATTTTGTAGACCGGCTCCCCTTTGTGGCGTCGTGCTCCTACTTCAATCACCCGCCGCATCCGCACAAGGCCAAGGAGTTCCAACAGTCCTACCGGACCGGGGAGCAGAGTGTGTTCCCGAGCTTCTTGGGCTTTGACTATTACATCGCCGTCAATGGCGCCTTGCGCAATGGGCGCACGGTCGAGGAGACGCTGGAAGCGAAGACCAACTGGTATCTGCCAGAACTCCGGCGCACGCCTCGCGAGAATGGCGCGATGCAGAAATACATGGAGGTCTATGGCCGGTACATTGTGACCCACTTCAGCGACTTCGGTATGTTCAAGCCGTGGGTGACGGCGTGGGGGCTCGATGGCTGTGCGAAGTTCTGCACCTGGGTTGCGAAGGGAACGGATGCGCGCATCCTCCTGACGGGATGTGAATGGGATCGTCCCTTTGCGCAAGCCGTCGCCAAGCGTGTTGGCCCGGGAGCCGTCATGCTCGCCGGGAAGACGCTGCCAGATACGTTCTATGGGATGCTGCGTGGCGCGACGGGTGTGGCCGGATGGTGCGGCGGCAATACCATCTTCGCCACAGCGCTCCGCAAGCCCACCATCATTGGGTGGAGCATCAAGGAGTTCCCCAATGAGGCATTCTTCCGGACAGCCTGTCCCCCGGATACTGGCGAGACCTATTGGCCATTTGTGGTGGAGCGCGATTCCCCGCGAGTGGTCGCAGATCGTTTCATTGCGATGGTCCAACAACAATCTCTGATGGTGACAGTATGAACCTCCCGAGCGCTGCACCCGTTCCCGGGCTCATCTGGTTTGCCGAGTGGGACATGGGATACTATCCGGTGATGAATGGGGAAGCGGTCTATGACGCTGCCTACTTCCGGAAGTATCAGGACTATGACGCGAGTGATCTGGGCCGGCACCTGACGCATGCGCGTCTCTCGCTGGTAGATCGCTGGGCACCCGAGATGCCGCTCATCGACATTGGCATTGGTGCCGGTGCGTTTGTCGAGGCGCGCAACCGGCGTGCGCCCACCTTCGGCTGGGACATCAATCCCATCGCAGTGGAGTGGCTCACCCGCAGGGAGCTATTGCTCGATCCATCACTGATCCACGAGGCGAGCGCGGAGCATCGCATGGCGCTCTCCTTCTGGGATAGTCTGGAGCATATCGCGGAGCCGGATGCGATCCTCCGGAATGCCACATGGGTGTTCTGTTCGCTGCCGATCTTCACTGGCGTGGACCATGTGCTGAAGTCCAAGCACTTCCGCCGCGATGAGCATTGCTGGTACTGGACCCGGGAGGGGCTGCGCAACTGGATGGCCAAGCGCGGCTTCACACTCCGGGAACACAATACACAGGAATCCGTGCTGGGCCGCGAGGACATCGACAGCTTTGCCTTCCAGCGCGTGGGGCAGCGCTAATGGGATACGGCATGATGGATGCGGCGCGGCTGGAGCGGATACGGACCCGCTTCACCTACTTCCGTCCTCGCATCTTTGTCGAGACCGGAACGTATCATGGCGCCACGGCGCTCCTCGCGAGTGAAGGGAACTTCACTGAAGTCCATACCATTGAGGCTGCGCTGGACCTCTACTGCGAGCATGCGCCCCGGCTCCGGGATGCGGGCATCTTCCCGTGGCACGGGGATAGCGCGGTGCTGGTGCCGGTCTTCGCGGCGCTACTGAAGGAGCCGGTGCTCTGGTACCTCGATGCCCACTGGTGCGAGTGTATGCCCGGGGCGCTCGAAGGCCCACTGCCGCTCCTCCGGGAATTGAATGCGCTCGCCACTCGCCGGCAGCATGACATCATCGTCATTGATGACTATCACTGCTTCGGTCGCACTGTGCTTCAGCCCGAGTGGGGCGAGGTCACGCATGAGCGCGTGGTGGCAATGTTCCCCAATGCCATGGATGCCATTGCAGAGAACGATCAATTGGTGATCTACCAATGATGTCTCTCGCCGTCGTCACCAGCTGCGTGGGCTATGGCGCCTTCCTTGAAGACTGGGCGCGTTCAATCCTCACCCAGACCTATCCTCCCACCATGGTGGCGATTGTGACCCATGGACGCGAGGAGGACCGGGTGGCAGGGATCGCTGCTGCCGAGCTTCTGAGCGCGGCGGGTCTCCGGGTGAGCCGGGTGCATGAACAGGATCGGCTCGACTTTGGGGCTGCGCGCAATCGTGCCGTCTCGCTCGCCGACACGGAGTGGGTGATGCACTTGGATGCGGATGACATGTTGATGCCGCACGCGCTCGCGGATGTGCGGGCATTGGCTCCGGCCGCAGATGTCATCTCGCTTG